TTAAGTAGGTTTCTGGCCCATTGCGCTGTTAGTTGTTTGTCCATACTGATTCTGTATTCCTGAAATTACATCGTTAATGGTAAGTGCTTGGCTAGGCAATACATCTCTACCTGTTCCCAAAATGCTCATCAGTCTGTCGTAACTCATGTTTGTGGGTTGGTTAAACTGTACTGGCGTAGGGACTTGACCATAGTTAGGGTCTAGGAACTTCTCCCATTGAGTGCCACGCAACAGTTCACGATTACCAAAATCAATAGGAGGTAGTTGTGTTGGCGCAACACTTGTTGAACCTGTGCCATAAGTCGGAGATTTCCAATTAGCAGGGATAGGAACAATCGGGAATCTTTGTGGGCCATTATCAGTAGCACCAAATACGGTTGTAGCCAACAAACCAAGACGAGCCAAATCAGCTAACTGAGCCGCTGTCCAGCTTTTCTCTTTTTCCTTTTCTGGCTGTGGTTTAACAGGCTCTGGAGGCACACTTGTAGGTGCTGTAGGAGACATGATAAGAGGAATAGCTGGCTGTGTTTCTGTTTGTTTTACAGTCGGTTTCTCTGTTTGACCAGTAATCACTAATTCAGGAGGGGGAGTAGTGGAAGCTGATGGAGTAGCAATTGCGCTAATAACATTTGCTATTGTTGGTGTTTCTTTGGGTTTTTCTGATTGACCAGTAATCTGAACAGTTTCAATAGGCTTAGTCACATTGGTCTGTAGTGCAGTATTGACAGCGTTCAAGACATTTGGGTCTATTTGTTGTGTTGGCCTTTGTGTTTTTATTTCAACAGAAGTAGGTGCTGGCTCAACAACAGATGTAACAACTGGTTGTGCTACAGGTGTTGGCTGTAAAGCAATAGCACTAATTACATCAGTAATATTTGGGGTTACAGCAGGTGTAGAAATTTGTAAGTTTTGTAGAGGCTGATTAGTAATAGTGCCTGTAAAAGGTGTTGGTTCAATTACTGGTGTAACTACTGGTTTTGTTACAGGAGGCGTAATCGTTGGTTGTTGAGCAATAGTGCTAATCACATTACCAATGGTAGATGGCGCAACAGAGGGCGCTGTTATAACGAGATTATTAGCTGCTACTGGTGCTATTGATGCTACTGTAGGCGCTATTGCGTCTATTGCTCGATTAACAATAGCTGCAGGATAACCAGATGTGGTTAATATCTCAGTGATTTGACCTGTCGGAATACCACTAGCGGCTAACTGTTTAGCATCAGCAATAGCAAGTCCACGATCTGTGAGTCCTGTTGGCGAACCACTCAAATACCCTGACAAAGCACCACCAGCACCACCAAGCAAAGCACCTTTGCCTACATCTTGGTCAGTCAAGGCAGCAGTACCACCACCGATCAAAGCACCACCCAAAGCACCAGCAGCCACTTGATTTGCACCTGCTCCTAGCAAAGCATTACCTAGCATACTAGGCGCACCCATAGCAGCTAAAGCTAGTGAAGCAATAGGAATAGCGGCTTTTACAATTGGGTCAGCGCTTGATGCTCCCTGAGTGTAGAAAATTGGCTGTCCTTGAGCATCAAACTGAACACCATAGCCAGTATTGCCTTTGCCCTCAAAAGTTCCACCAAAGAAGTCACCCTTTTGGCGCTCGCTATAAGTTACTGGAACTGCTTGGCCTGTCAGCTTATTACCGAATGTTTGACCAGTAACACCAACAAGCTGACCATCTTTTACTTGGACATTAGATGCTGAAACAGGAGCATAGGTAGGTTGGTTATATTCATCTATCCCTGTTTGAACACCATAGGTAGGCTGTACTTGCTTGGCTTCCTCTGGGCTTAAATCTCTGCGAACATAGTCTGTACCTTCACCAGTATCAACTGCTTCCATGACATAAAAGCCAGAACCAGTACTCTGAGCAGGTTGACCATTGAAAGTCATGCCAATCTGCTGAACAGGCTCATACTTGTCAATCTTGCCAAAATCCTTAATGTCTGTGATACCAATGCTAGACAAGATGCGAGCCATGTCCTTAGTAGCATCATCAGCACCATAGCCACCTGACCATTGTGAGGTGTTGCTTCTGGCTTTGATCTGGCTTACCAAGTTATTGATGATCGAGTCTTTATCTGGTGCTTGTTGAGCAGGTTGAATAGGTTGAGCAGGTTGGGTAGGTTGAACAGGTGTTGGTTGAGCAGCAATCTGGTTGATTACTTCTTGTGCAGTAATTGGTTGCTCTGGTTGACGCTGATTAAAAACCTGTCTTGTGGCTTCTTGTTCTGCGATTATTTGTGCTTGTTGTTGAGCCTCAAACTCTGCTAATCGTTGGGCTTGCGCCTGTCTTTCAGCTTGTTGTTGCGCTTCAACTTGACGCTGTGCTTGAATTTCAGCTTGTCTTTGAGCCTCTTGTTGAGCAACTACTTGACGCTGTTGTTCTGCTTGTGCTCTAACTTGTGCTTCTTGCTGTGCTCTGGCTTCTGCCTGTACTCTTGCCTGTGCTTCAGCTTGCGCCCTTGCTTGTTGCTCGGCCTGTGCTATGGCTTGTGCTTGTGCTCTTTCTTGCGCTTGCCTTGCGGCTTCTTGCTCTGCGGCTAACCTAGCAGCATTTTGCGCTCTCAGTTCTTCCTGTCGGGCTTGTGCTTGTCTGTAAACTTGTTCTTCGTAGGCTCGTTGTTCAGCGGCTATTTGAGCCTGACGCTGTGCCTCTTGTTGTGCTCTGATTTGCGCTTCAATCTGCTGTCTTGCTATTGCCTCTGTGTCTATCTGGGGTTGCTGAATTTGCATAAGCAAGTCATCAAGAGACATACTATCTTCATCGTTGTACGCTCTAAATCTATCTCTTTGTGTCGCCATGATTAACCCTTGATTTCGACATTAGAAGTGATACCTGCACCCACCTTCATAGCCTTCAATTGAGCCTCAATCTCAAACTCTTGTTGCTTCATAGCAAAGTAAGCCTGTTGTTTCTCACGCTCTAATTGCAACTTAGCAGCCTCTTTATCACGGAGCAATTGCATCTCAAGGCCAGCCTTCTGTTGAGCCATCTGCATATCAATCTGTTGCTGTTGCTGTTGCAATTGCATATCAGACTGAGCCTTCTGTTGGTTAGCCTGAATCTCAGCCTGAGTTCTAGCCATCAAAGCCTGAACCTCTGGAGGCATCTGTTGTTGCTGTGGAGGAGGATTAGACAAGGCTTGATCTTGCTCTGGGGTAATTGGCTTGTAGAACTCAGAACTATCCTTAAACCCTGCAATCTCTACCATTCGACCCAAGGTAGAACGATACTGAGCAGGAGACACATAAGGATTAGCAGGGCCGTACTGACCAATCAACTGCTCTTGTTTAGCAAGAACCATCGACAACATAGCCATTTGCTCTTGTCTGTTACCAGCACCCAGACCCACATTGATAGCCACATCGTATTGATTAGCCCATGTGCGAGGGTCAAACTCTACGAACTCACCACGCATACGCACCAAACGAGGCTTGTCTTGGTACTTACAGAGGAGATGCAAGATACCCTTAAACAGAGACTTAACACCTGTCTCAGCAAAGATTCGAGCAATAAGTTCAATCTTACCTGCGCCAGCTTGTTGCATAGAAGCAACAGCCGCTGCTGTGACATTCTGGAGGATAGATGGGTCTAATCCCTGTGAGGCATCACTAACACCAGTACGCTTAGACTGAACTGTGTCCAAGTATTGCAACATGGGGAAAGATGCTTGTGCGACATTCTGGACTACAAGTTGCGAAACAGCTCCTTGAGACTTAGCACGAATAACACCACCAGCAGTAGATGTAAGAAGGTCGTCAAGGTTTACCTGCCCTTCAACAGCAACCACTCGTGCATTGTTTGTCAGATAGAGGTTATCCAAAATCTGACGAGTGATCGTAGTCTTAATTAATTGAATGTCTGTGGTTCTGTCAGCTAGTGAGTTACCAAAGAACTTGTGTGGAATTGGGATAGGGCAAATAGAGTGGAAAGGCACATAGTCCACTTCCTCAACCATTTCCTTACCTTTTTCGTCTTGCAATATCTCATTGCTTGCATAGAACGCTTGAACGAGTGAGGCAATACCTTTGCCCTCTATATCAGTTTTGACATAGCACTCAAAGACCTCAATCTCTTGCATTGAAGGGTCATCAGTCTGTACTTGGTAGGGTTGCTCACCAGCAGAGAAACGAGCCACACGCTCTGGTGTGTAGGCAAGTGCATCACCCATCTGCAAGCCTTCAACTTGCTTTTTGTTGAAACCCATCGCAATCAAGGTGCTACGAGTCAACATCTGTCTGTGAGCAATGAAAGGAGAGTCAGCAATTGTTCTTGCTTTCTTACTAATCAAGAACTCCTCTGGGGGTACATTCTCAATCGTTACCTTGCCTGACTTCTTTTTCTTTTGGACTACTACATTGTGAGTAGCACCCATCACAGGCATACCCATAGGGTCTATAACTGGCTGACCCATTGGGTCAAAGATAGGGAACTCTGTCGTATCTTGCTCAACGATCTCCATGCTCTCATCACTCATCAGCATGGCTAACTCGTCACTAGACAAGTCAAAGTAACGCTCTTTGGTTATGTCTTCCTTATCTTCCCAATACGCTTTAACAATGCCGTTCTTTTGCAGCAAAGCATCCTTAAACCAATCATGCAGAATGGCTACGCCTTCGTTATCCCTTGAGAAAACCCAATTACAGTAATCAGTAGCTTGCTTGGCAGAGGCTTCATCCTGTGGGCCTTGTGGCTCGAAAACTACAATCTGATCTGAGCCTGTAAAAATGCGAACAAGTGAGGGGAGAGCACCATCAATGGCCTCTGCAACCTCACCTGTAACGATCTGGCTCTTTCCCTCAACCTCATTCCCATATGGCTGTCTGAGATAGGCTTCTAACGCTTGTTTGCGCTGATCTACTGTCTCACTTTCAATGTAGCCAATGGAATCGTCAATCTCTGCTTGGAGAATCGACATTAACTCGTTCTGTGCCATGTTTTTCCTTCGGAGGGCGACCCATTCGGGGTTTGTCCAATTGTAATGCTTTTACCACATTTTCTAACATTTCAACCCTCATTTCAAGTTCTTTTACTTTTGGGGATAGGTTTACACCTTGACGCTCTACATACATACTTTTCTCCTGTTAAACAATCCAACTCGGTGCCTTGTTGATAGGCTTGCTCCAAGTGGAGTGACCCTCATCTAAACCTAATGCAAGGTATCTGAAACTGTCAGACCCATGACTTGACCAATCGTGAAGTGGTCTTTCATAGAATATCTTGCGCTTTTCGTCATAGTCTCTGCGGTAGTTTCTCAGGCAATTTAGTCCAATCTGTACCTTTGGCACATTGAACCAACATCTGGGAAGCAGTCGCCTCACAGCCTGAATACCATCGTCTAGGCTCATTCTGGGGGCGATCTTGATCTCTAGTCCAGCTTCCTCAAGCATCTCCATTCGGCTCTTACCTGTGCCTAACTCCCTTACCCTCACATCATGGGGCAAGATATGTTCAGCCTTTTCATAGTCATTGTCCCTAATCCACTTCACATAGTGGTCTAGTCCTACACCGTGGTTCTCGTAGTAGTCCAGTAGCCTGACCTCAGTTCCTACCAGTTGAGCCACCCAGATACTTGTTGAGTCACCCATTCCCAAGTCCCAAGCTGTAAAGGTTCTGCTAAGTTCCTCTCTGGGAATCTCTTGCATATGCTTCTTAGCTTCTAACTCGTTCAGGATTTGACCAAAGTATGAACCCTCTACAGCAGCGTCAAAGGAACACTCGAACTCTTGGCGATACTTATCCTCACCCATTTCGTTCTTAGCAGCCTTCAGTTCTGTGTCATCCACTACCCCTGTCTCAGAGGCTTTGAACTCCAGTAAACCCCAACCATCCTCTTTCTCAGCCCTGTCTCGCAGTTCTTTGAAGTGGTTGTGTCCTTTTGGTGTGCCAATGAATAAACACCATCCTTTTCGGTCTGTCAGGGCAGGTCTGACAATATCTGTCCATATCTTAGGATTCTGATCGCCTACCTCATCGATTATCACGCCATCAAAAAACTGACCACGGAGGGAATCAGGATTGTCAGAGCCATACAGTTGGATTCGCCTACCCCAGAAGTCCACCCTCAACTCTGAGATGTTGTTAGTACCGCCTAGCGGTGTAGTGTATTTAACGAGATAGTCCCAAGCTACTCTCTTAGCTTGTCCATAAGTCGGGGCTATGTAAGCGTATCTGGGTGTCTCTTTGTCGTTTAGCACCGCCTCACGGATTAGGTGATTGAGAGCAGCTACTGTTTTTCCAAATCTTCGGTGAGCCACCACCACAGCAAAGCGTTTGCCTTCTAGCAACTCGTGAACCTTTAGCTGGTGTTCCCTTGGCTTGTAGGGAATGACTATTTCGCCCATGTGACTCTATGCTCAATAGGCTTGTTAGAGTCGCCAGTTAGTTCTGTTCTAGCTAACTTAGGTGTTGCGTACTCAGCTAGTTTAGAGATCATGTCTAAGGCTTTGTAAGGGTCTGGGCGAATGTCTCGCTCTGCATCACCCTCGGCTACTAATTCTAGCCACTTAGAGACATTTTCAGAGTTATCCTCTAGTAGACATCTAACTGTCTCTCTGAACTCGTTAGTGACCCGATTAACCGCACCCTTGGGTCTTCCTCGACCCCTATTGGTTAAATTTTCGGAATATCCCGCCTCTAATTTATTCATGTTGTTTGACTCCTCTAGGGTTGGTCAAGGTT